GAATAGTCAGGTTTTCTAGCTGCTCGGCATCGGGGGTATTGTCGATGTCATGGCGTAGGGCGGTTTCGCTTTTGGTCATCTCCGCAAGAGAGAAGTTGGCGGTTAGTTTCATATAAACTCTTCTTTAAGTATCTGTACGCATGTAAGCTCAAAAGCGTTAACGCTTAGGTCCGTGGCTAGTTTGTGTCTGAGCACGTAATTTCTCTGTTCGCATTGGCTGACGGTTGCCGTTAAAGTGCCGTTGGCAAACCCGCAGGCCCCATTAGTAAAACAAATAAACGCAACAGGCATCCAGAAAGACATAGCGTACTCCCAAATTATTTGACGGCGTTCCGTAGTTGGTCGCCCTTATCTTTACTACCCACGCTTGACCCAAAGTAATACGACAGGATTTGTGTCACCGCAGCAGACAAGACGCCGAGAATGTAGATCAGGATGTCTTTAGCCTCGGGCTTTACCTCCACAAAGATCAGCACCGCGAACAGCAGGAACGATAAGCCTACAACGCCCAGCGCCAAAGCTGGGGTCACAATTTTGTTAAGGAGAGGCGCGTTTGCGCTGGAAGCAATAGCCATCTCGCGCTCACGAGCACTGTTTTTATCTGCAAGAATAGCTTTAAATTTTTCATGTTCGAGTTGCTTGATTTTGGCTTCCGCTTCGGGATCGGCAGCGATGGCTTTCATCACCGCGTCTACTTCGTCTTTGACGCCAAGTTGTTTAGAAAGCGCACTAACTGCCATGCCAGCCAAAGGACCACCAAGTACAGTAGCAATACCGGGCGCGAAGCCTTTAACCATTGAAATAAGTTCATCCATTTCCGCCCCTTGTATATATAGCCCACACCAATACGGCAATAACAATCACGCCAGACAAAACAGACACCGTTATCAAAATACCGTTAACCCAAGCCCAAATCTGTTCTTTGCGCTTGTATCTAGCTAGTGCTTCAGCCTTGACCGCTGCATCTCGTTTTCGCTTGGCATCAGCTTGAAACTGTAACCAATCGTCCCACAACCCAGCTCGCCCGCAGTAGATCATTATCTCTTGCAGCTCTTGTTCGTTCCGTTTAATAGCCTCTAGCGCAAAAAACGCTTCTGAATCAGAGCCGCTTGCGTTGGCTTTCTTAGCTATCGCGGCCTTGTTATCAAAGAAGCTAAACAGGTGCTGCCCCGCTGCCATGATATCTCCACCATTGGCAACGGTTTCTTTGATGACAGCAAAGGCTGCGTTGGCAGCAGCAAGCTCTAGCAGCATTACCTAAAGTGGCTCAAAGCCCAAGTAAGGCCACCGCCAAGCGCTAGATAGGTCATTTAGGATACTTAGCCTTTACTGCCAGACATTCATCAATGTATGCCTGCGCTTGTGCTGTGTCGCCTTTGACTATTGCGTCTAAGTAGTCAGCCGCTGGAGGATATGCTGAGGCTCGGAGTTGTTGGTAGGTTGGTGGGATAACCTGTGATGCTCTAATAGTGGCTAAGTCAGCATCGCTGATAGGTACTAAACCTTCTTTGATGTACGCATCCTGTGAGCCGTCTGACTCGTAGGCGTAGATTTCTTTTGTTACTGTGTTTATGTAGTGTTTCATCATTTATCCTTAGCGAAGTTCTTGGGCAGATACAAAAGAACCATTCGTGTTGAATGAATAAACAGCGCCTGAGGGTACTTCAGCCGTGGCAACAAACTGTATACCAGCGGTTGAAGTACCGGTGCTTGCGGTTGGCATAGTAAACCCCCCAATTACGAAATACCCATTTAAGCTAGCCCCACCAGAAAATGCGTATTGGCAGGCAATTGTCCTACCTGTTGAGTTTGTATAGCTAGTGCCAGATGTTCTGCTAACAGATTGCCAAGTCTGGTCAACCCCTAATCCCAAGACAGCAGCAGTAACATTAACCAGCCTCTCAACCCCCGCATCATCCTTATAATAAAGCAGCTTATCGTCTTTAGGATAGAGTACAGTCTGCCCTGCCGATGGAGTGCCGGGTATGCTAGCGCCTGAAGTGTTATCTAAGGTTAAGTCTGTACTAGTTAATGATGCAGCCATTATTTAATCCCTTGTTGTTGCGCCGCTTCCCAGCACTCTTTTAATAAGTCTTCGTAGCTGTCATAGCCACCGTCTAATGAGGCGAACCATTGTTCAAATGTCATGGCTTAATCTCCAGTCGAGCAGCAGCGCGTGCGTCTTTGATGTTGTTAGGCATAACCTCGCCACTGTCTGCTTGCCTTAGCACCATCCAGTCTGTTGCGGCTAGGTAGGCTTGGGCTGTTGCGTTTATTTCTACCTGCGTAGGTGGTAAGGGTGGTAGGTTAACGAAGGTTGTTCCGTCGTAGGTTGCCCCCATGCCAACGAAGTCAGGTGCTTCGATTAAGGTTACGCCTTCGTAGCAGGTCAGCGATGGGACTTCCCATAAATCAGTCACAATTCCGTTTGTTATCTTAGCTGCTCTCATCATGCGTACTCCTGAATTTCAATGTAACCTGCACCGCCTGCTCCACCTACAGCACCATCCCCGCCACCACCACCGCCGCCGCCAAACACACCCGCAGTGCCTACAGCAGTCGTGCCGCCACCGCCATTACCACCGTAATAACTAGCCCCCCCGTTCCCGCCAGAGCCGTTTAGAGTTCCTGTATCTCCTGTGCCACCGGGCTGCCCATCACCCCCACGGATGTTTATTGTCCCACCTGTCGGCGTAGTTCCTTTACCTCCAGCAATACCCGGAGCGCCCCCGCCAGCACCCCCAGCAATACCCGCGATAATTGTTGCGCCACCCGCCGACCCCCCTGCCCCCGTAGCGCCGGAAGCACCAACAACATAGGCATAAGAAGTGGCAGCAACGGCGATGAATATCTCGGCAAAGCCACCCGCCGCTCCACCACCCCCGCAGGGAACTCCCCCAACGTCATGTGACCCGCCACCGCCTCCGGCAACAGCCTTAATCAGCACCGACACAGTATCAGCAGGTTTAGTCCATGTGCCGCTTCCTGCTGTGGTGTATCTGGTGATTCTTAGCAGCCTACCGGCTTGACGTACCGCCGTAGTTAACACCGTACCCGTCTCATCAGGCAACGTGAGCACTCGGTCAACATTGCTGTTTGGGCTGGCTACTGTAAAAACACCTGTGCCGGAGGCGTTGCCGGTTATCGCTACTTTACTCATGCTTGCTCCAGTGCCTCAATACGGGCGGTTAGTGCATCAATCTTTGTCAATGCTTCTTGTAATGCCGCGGTCAACAAAGGTACAAGTTTGCTTTGGTCAATGCCTTGGTATTCTGGCACTTCACGCTCGCCCATTACGGCTTCAGTCGTGATGTTGCCATCGTCATCTAATACAGCAGGAGTAACTTCGTAATCCTCTGTACGCATGGCATCTTTAACACCAGAAACACACTCTGGTACAACCTCTTGTGCCTCGTGAGCCAAGAAGCCATCTACCCGTGAGCCGTCTACCTTCCACGCAAAGTTAATAGGCTTGAGGGCTTTGACACGCTCAGAAGCCCCCGTCATGGGTTGCCAATCTTCTTTTAAGCGGTAGTCGGAGGATGTTAAAAAAGATGTGCTAGAGCCACTGGTTGATATTTGACCAACCGTTCCGTTGGGGTTTTCAAAGTAAATTTGTGCTGATGCGGCTGTCGAGTTTCTGCTAAAGTTGCTTGAACTGCCACGTAACATAATGGCATTTTGTCCAGCAGCGTATGAAGCAGTTCCCATTAGCAAGTTACCACTAGCATCCAGCGTCATTGCCTGAGTAAACGAGATAGCGTTACCTGCTGTGCCGGAGGGGGCTACAGACCATGCGTGTTGCCCAGCGTTTTGTTGATAAGAGCTTGCGCTTGCTGTGCCGTAGTATTTCCACCCAGAGTTGTAATAAGCGTTGCTTGCTAAAGCGGTGTTATTTTCGCCCAAACCACTTAAAGATGCGCCTGCAATTTGAAAAGACGCATTAAAGGTATTCCAAGCACTCGGAGTAACCCCCAAGCCGAGGTTGCCTGCGCTGTCTACAACCAAGCTGTTATCAGGCGCTGAGGCATCAATGTTTAGTGAACCAGCACTGGTAATATCCGGCGTTGTAATGCCAGTTGTCCCATTTAATATAATTGCCATATAAACCTTAACTAATAACCCAGCGTGAGCCGGTGGGGACGGTAACAGATATGCCGCTGTCAATCGTGATGGGGCCAGCGCTCATGGCGTTGTTGCCTGTGCCGATGGTGTAATCCACGCTGATAGTGTTAGCCATCTCGTACAAGCCTTTAGTTGTTGTATTGGCATCTGTATCTAAAACACCCCACGAAGCCGCAGAGCCATCAGTTGTTAGATACTTACCGTTGTTACCTGTTTGACTAGGTAAGGCATCTACAGCCGCCCAAGAGGTGTTTGTTCCATCCGTAGATAAATACTTACCCGCATTACTTGTCTGGGTAGGCGCAAGGTTGTTAAATCCAGCGTTGGCAGTTGATGCCGCTGTACCTCCATCAGCAATGGCTAAATCCGTAATGCCTGTGATTGAGCCGCCGTTAATAGCTGCCGTTGAGGCAACTAGGCTAGCTACAGTTAGCGCGTTGATCTGGTCTACTGCCTCAACTACGTTTGTCCCATCACAGCGCAGCACCATGGACTTGCCATTAGGTACAGAGATTCCCGTACCCGCAGAGGTCTTAAGCGTCAGCGCAAAGCCGCCGGTCGTGGCGTTCTTAATGAAGTACAGTTTAGATGCTGTAGGGCACACCACATTGCGTGCGGCAGTTAGGGTACCTGTCACGTTCAGGAACATGCGTCGGGCTTCGTCCGCGGCCCCGTTGTTGCTCGTTAGCGTGTAGTTGGCTGAGTCGTCATGGACCACAGCAGCGGTTCCCGCTACGGCTGCATCCAGTAGTGCGGTCAAGCCTACGTTTACAGTATCGCCCCATGTGCCTGTTAGCTCGCCCGTTACAGGTAAGACTAGTCGCAGGCTATCGGTATATGAACTAGGCATTTTTTATCCTCATGCAGCTATTTGCTGCCAGTTGGGTGCTTGCGCACTGTCTACATTCTGCCAGAATGCGCCTTGTGTATCTACCACATTTTGCCAGTTTGGCGTCTGATTGTCATCTATTTCGCCCCATACAAGCGCAAAACCTATCTGTCCGGTGCCAAACACACCGTCCGGAGCTACATTTGCTCTGGCTACAACACCGGCTACCCCTATTGCGGATACGCCTACAACGCCTGTTACGGAGACCCGAATGTTGAGCAGTATTCGTACGGAGCCAATCTGGCTAGTGCCAACTACACTTGTGGGTACAACAACTCCGGTGCCCGTAACAACTACACTGCCTATTGCGCCTGTGGCTTCAACACCAACTGCGGGGACATCCGCGCCAGCGCTAGCTACTACGTCACCAACTGCCCCAGTGGCCCCGACGCCCGTAACGATTACGATCTTGGGTATAGAGACAACAACGTCTCCAATCTGCCCGGTGTCCTGTACCCCTGTGGGGTAAACAAACGCTATACCTGTAACTACTACGCTGCCAATCTGGCTTGCGGCTTGGACCCCGTCAGGGAACGCAGTGGCCCCACCTGTGGCTATAACCGAGCCGACTGCGCCAGTAGCAAAGACGCCCGTTACCGGAACAATCTCGTTCTCAAGAACCGCTACGTCGCCAATCTGCCCTGTGCCTGTGACGCCATCTACCGAGATAATCAGTAAATCAGCGCCCCACGGCGTTTGGCCCCATGCGCCGCCACCCCAACCGGAGTATTCAACGGACGAGGTCATACTCTACCCTTAAGCGATACGTATCAAGGCATTGCTAGCATCTGCGGCTGGCATCTGGACGGTGAAGTCACCTGCGGTACTTGTCTTGTCAGCACCGAAGTCCAATACAGCAATCGCACGGTTTGCCTTTGAGCTGTTGTAAATCAACGCGCCGCGTGCCGTAATAGTCGCTGTGCTCCACGTAGTATCCGCAAAGTCTACGAACGCTGTAGTGCCCCCCGAGCTAATAGCCGCGCCTGAGAGTGTGTTGCCCCCCGCCACGTAGCCCGTACCCACAACCTCATTGGTAGTAGCGTACGCGGTCGTAGCCGCGCTCAGCGTAGCCGCCGATGTGAACAACGCGATTTTAATTGTGTCTGTGTCCAAGTCATGGATGCCGCCGAACAGCTCCTCTTTGAACGACGTACACATTGCCTGTGTGATAGCCATGTCTTACTCCTTAATTTACTGGTACTCGGGCTTGCCCCGAGCGGTATGCGTCGGTGCGCAGCTTGCCGTCACCCAACTGTTTCAACAACGACATTGATGCGGTAAACATCTCTACGTATAGCTTAACCATATCAGCCTCACCCTTCATGAAGCGAATAGCCTCAATCAAAGCCCCGTTAAGCAACGC